GGCCTTGGCTTCGACATAAGCGGGCGCGGTCAATTCCCCGCCGTTCAAAAACCACCTGTCAGACAAGTTACGCAAAGCCTCCACCAGCGCCGCCTCACGCGCCGCAAACTCGGCTGCGGTGGCGCGGCGGTGGCGGGCGAAGGCTTGGACGTAAGCGTGTTCATCATAGTCGCCGCCAGCCACCATCTCACGAAGCTCTGCCATCGCGGTAATGGAAGCCGCAGCATCCCGATCCGCCTGCGTCACAGTCGCACGCGCGCTCATGATACGTCCCTTTCGTATTCTTCTCCGCACTTGGTGCAGTAGTAAAGCTGGATCAAACCCGCGTAGGGTTCGCGCTGCCAATCATGCTGGCAAGCGAAAGATTGTTCTGACATCATTACGCTGCATCCCCAATCACGAGGGCGGGCAGTTCAACGGCGATCCGTGCTGCGCGCTTGACGTTCAATTCGACAATTGCGGCTGCGACAGTGTCAGCCAGCGAAAAATCGAAGTGACCTGCGGAACCGCAAAAGCCATCAGCCTGCGCGTAAACGCTCGGAAACGACTTGCCGCCCGCGTTGCGGATCATGCCAATCGAAATGCTGGTGAGGTTATGCTCGTCCATCAGGGCAAGCAGTGATTGTTCAAGAGTATAATGTTGCATCGCAAGTCCTCCTTTTGCTTCGTTACCCCCATTGCTTAGGGGCAATCCGCAAACCCCGCAAGCGAAAAGATAGCTTGCAGGCAAAATAATTTGCGCTTAGGCAATGACGCATGGAAAACCTCAAAAACGAAATTGCCGCATTTTGCACCGCACACTCCATGAGTGGTGCGAAGTTTAGCGAGCTGGCCGTGGGCGATGCATCGTTCTGGCATAAGCTGACACGTGGGCGCGATCCCAAATACAGCACCGTCCTCAAGGTGCGCGACTTTATGGCAAACTATGGAGATACCAATGAGTGAAAACCTTCCGGGCAAACAAAACCCCATTACAATCGCATGGTCACTTGAGCGCCGCCAGCAAAACACCCTCGTGGAATTGCGCGATGGCTGGCAAAAGGCACCTTATCGCGGCAAGCTTCGCGCCAGCCTGATCTGCAATAACCTTGCCAAGCAAGGCCTACTTCACACGCGGCGGATTAAGGAAAGCTACTTGTTTTGCCTAACCCCGCTAGGCTGCGAAGTGCAAAAGGCAATCCGCAAAGGCCTGCCCCCTCGCCCGCGTGGCGAGCGGTTTAGCTACCAACCGACCGAAGAGCATTACGCTGTGCTAGAGCGCGCCTGCGAGATGTTCGGGGTCACTCCGGAAAAGGTTTACGAGCGGAACCGGACATCCATAATGCAGGACGTGCGGCAAGCCGTAGTGATGACGTTGCATCGCAAGTGGCCCGAGATGCCATACAAGGCGATGGTGAAAGTCCTTGGCCGCGATGACCATTCAATGGCGATCCATTGGCTTGAAGCGGGCAACATCAAATACGAGCGCGAAGAATGGTTCCGCGAAGTCATAGCCGAATTGTGCGGCGATGAATTGCCCGAACCTGCCGAGCCAGAACCGGAATATGACAGGGAAAAGCTGGCTGCATTCTGGCAGGAAAAAGAGGCAAGCCTTGCTGAAATTAAGGCGCTTGATGAGGCTATCATGGCCCATGAAACGCGCACAGAACGCGCGGCCATGAAAGAATGCTGCGATAACCTGCTAGCGGCTATCCAGAGCGCCCGCGCGATGTGACACCCCGCCTAACCAATCTCCGAACGCATCCCAAGCCGCCGCAGCGCCAAGCGCAACGCATACAAATGCGCCAGCGTTTGCGGCGGCTTCAAGATACTCGATCTGGCCCGCCTGCCATTTGCTCAGGGTACGATCCTGCCGTTTTAGCTCACAAACGAATGTCGGTGCGCCCGGTATCACAACATCGCTGGCACCCTTTGCCATGCCTTCAAGCTGGTGTTTAATCACTGCCTGAAATTGCCCGTTAATCAAAAGCCCTTCATTGCGCGGGTGAATCGCGATCCTGCCATAGGTGTCAGGATATTCGCGCCGCAGCTTGGCAAAGAATGAGGCTTGTTCCACGTGTTCGGGCGGGCATTTGCCCCTGAAGTTGACATCGCCATAGGCGCGGATGGTGGCGGGGAATTTCATGCTGCGATGCTCATTGCTCTCTCATATGCTGATGCAAGCCTAGCCCATTGCTCTTTTGTGCCGCCCTGATCTGGGTGACATTTTAAAGCGCGCTTGCGGTAGGCTCTTTTTATCTCAGCTATGCCACACGGCTTGGATAGACCTAATTCAGTCCAGCATTTTTCGACAGGGGATGGCTCCACATCCGCAGGCAGGTCGTAGCCCAAGATGCGGAAAAACCCGCTATCCAAGTCTTTGGCGTAGCTGATCGTCTCAGGTGTGCGCCCGTCCGCCGTAGCCTCTTGAAAGCGCCGCAAATCGGTCACTGCGCGGCTATGCGTTGGCTGTAGCTGAAACCAAGTCGAGAACTGCCGGTATGGCGTAACCCAGTCCACACGCAACGTCGGATTGCCGCGCTGCGATACGCCTTCCTTCACCTGCATAGACACCACTGCATCCGTTTGCGGGCGGGAAGGGTCGCGCTTCATGGCCTTGAAGTCGGCTATAAGCTTCTCGTTCGGGTCAACCAGCTCTGCTTTGCAGGCATGGCAATAGCGCGCGGCAATGTCGTTACCCTCGCCGCATTGCGTGCATTCCTTGCTAGTCCAGCGATACCCGCAACGCTGATACTCGCCGCGCTCGCCTACGCGCAACATCCCAAAACAGCGCCGCCCATAATGTCCCGGAACTGGGCCATATTCCGACATAAGCCGCTCGCCAAACACGTCTAGACAGTAGCCGTTCGCGTCAGTCTGATAATCGGCATAATCCTTGTGCACCGTAAATTCGTTAACGTGGTTACAGTCAGGGCAACAAGCTTCAAGCGTAGCGCCGCCGCCACTAGCCGCGCTTGCCTTGATCTTTGGCGCGTATATGTCGCCGTCGGGAAAATGCCGCTCCACATTGCTGGCATAATCCAATAGCAGGCTCTCGCGCTTGTCAGGATGCAAACGCCAAGCCCGGCCCATAATCTGCTGCAAAAGCGCCGCGCTTTCGGTAAACCTCAGCAAGGCAATTGTGCCGGTATGCTCCACGTCAAAGCCTGTCGTGAGCGTGCCAACCGATACGAGATACCGGAACCGCTGTGCCCGATAGTCGTCAATAATGCGCTTGCGCTCTGGTGCCGGTGTATCGCCTGTCACGAGCCGCGCATTTGATGGTGGCAGGCTTGCCATGATCTCCTCAGCATGGCGCACCGTGGCGGCAAACAACATCACCCCGCCCGGCATATCGCGCGCGCGATCGATAACGTCCGCAACGATTCCGGCAGTCTTTCGGCCATGGCCCTCAAATGCGCGCTCAATGTCGCCATGATCCGGCTGGCCATTAGGCAAGAGGTGAATACCGCTGGTATCGTATCCCTCGCCAGTGCCAACCGCGCCAATCCGCATAGGCGTGATAAAGCCATCATCTAGCATCTCGCGGGCGCTGACACGGTAAACGCATTTGGTGAAATACGGATTGCGGCAAACGTCATCGCCGTTCACGCGACCATCGGGCCATACACGAAAGACAAAGCCCGCGCCAAGACGGTAAGGCGTGCCGCTAAGACCGATCACGCGCAGGTTAGGATTAGCGCGCTGCATCGCCTCAATGATGGCTTGTATTGTTGGCGTAATGCCGTGGCATTCATCCACGATCACGGCGCAAAAGCCTTCCCGGCCTTCCTTGCAGAAGCGGCTGATGGCGTTCTTGACCGTCCCCGGCGTGCCGAAAACGACATAGTGCCGCGTGGACTTTGCCCCAGCGCTGGCGCTGAATATCGAAGCGCGCTCGCCCGTTAGCGCAAACTTGGCGTGATTTTGCTTTACCAATTCGGCGCTAGGTGCAAGGCACAAAACCCGCTTGCCGCCGCTCATCTGGTGCAGGCTTGCCGCAATCGCGGCGATCATAAATGATTTGCCCGCCGCCGGAGCTGCATCAATCAGACACGGGCTAACCGATTGCCGCACCTCGGCAAGCGCGGCGTCTACACAGGCTTGCTGGTAGGGTCTCAGAGTAAACATTAGGCATAGCTCCCATTTGCCTGCCGACCTTCAAGCGGCAACCGTGGCGCATCCGCCAAGGCAACCGCCCCCACATCCCAATCATGCCCCGTCAAATCCCACCGCAATTGCCACGGTTCATAGACGTGTTTCTCGTCAATATAGCCGTTGGCAAATTGCACCCTGAGCCTAGTCCCCGGCGCTAACTGGTCAGGATAAGCGCCGGGGTTGCGATGAAAGCCGGGGGCAGGAACGGGTGAGAGGATCATGCAGTCGCGAACAAGTCGCCTAACAGCTTCTCGGCTTCCCCGATAAACCTTGAGGCTTGCAAGGCATATTCAGGCTTCAATTCGCTGCCAATGAATTTGCGCATCATCTTGACGGATTGATAGCCTGTCGAGCCAATGCCCGAAAACGGATCTAGCACAATGTCACCGGGCACGCTGTAGAGCTGGAGACACCGCTCGATGTAGGGAAGCGGCATCGGGCAAAGGTGGCGTTCGTCTTTATCACTGCCTTTAAACCGTGCGTTCAAAACGTCGCTGCCCTGATTGTCCATCCACACAGGCGATGCCCACTGCTGCCACTGGTCAAGCGGGAACTTGCACCGCTCGGCAAGGCTGGCGAGCAGTGCAGGATTAACGCCTTCGATCATGCCAGCCTTTAGCATCCGTTGCGCGTGTTCAAGCGCAATCTCGTTTGCATCGCTTTCGTAGCGCGAATCGCCCCACTTCATCACGGCATGGCGGACAGGATCACCAACTTTAATGC